CTGCTTTTGTAGCAATTTTAGCATTTAAAACTGTCGATGTATCTTTTACAATATTCTCAACCTGAGTTTTGCTTTGCCAATTCCGTGAATTAGCATTCAAACTATCTCCAACTATTTGCCGTGCTTGTATAGAATTTATCCAACCTCGTGAATTCGCCTGTAAACTATCCCTAATCATCGTTCTTACTTGCGAAGATGTCGTGAATCCCCTTGTATTTGCGTTAAGAGTATCTGTCATTATCTGCTTCGCTTGATTAGAATTTATAAACCCCCTCGTATTAGCATTTAAACTATCCTTAACTAAATTACCTGCTTGCTGAGAGTTTATAAACCCCCTGTTATTTGCGTCTAATGTATCTTTTATAAGAATACCAGCCTGCTGAGAATTTATCCACCCCCGTGTGTTCGCATCAAGCGAGTCTTTAATCGCACCTTTTAACCTGCTTTCACTCGCTCTTAATGAATCCTGTCTGATTATGTAATTCTGTGCAGATAAATTCACAGCCAAAAACAAGATAAATAAAATTATTTTTTTCATTGTTATCTCCATTGATTTCCATCCCAGAAATATGTTGTTTTATCATCCTTGTCATAAAACCAAACCCTTCCCTCATCATTAGCGGATAAACTTGTCACCAACGCCAATCTTTCTGCTCTCGTTCCGACATAAATCGTTAATGATTTCGGATTACTATTTACAATAAATGTTTTCAATGCCATCCGTCCCCCGTCCAGGTATAGACTGTATCGTCATCAGTATCATAAATTATTACTTTACCTTCATCCTCTAATCCAAGCGTACTTCCAAGCGCAAGTCTCTGCACTGTAGTCAAAGTATCATAATAAATGCTGTCCATCGAACCAGCAACATCTGTAGGCGTACTTACACTTATAACCAGATTCATCTTTCCATAATAATAAACCTTCAAATCAGACGGATTACTGTCGTTCACAGCATATAATTCATAATAAAATCTCTCGTTAACCAATGATTCAGTATCCGCACTAACAATCTTTACAGTCAAATAAGTGTAAGGATATTCATATCCATATATTATTTGCTCACTGTTAGTAGATACTTTTTCAATGATCTTATTGCTTCCCGGCTCTTTATCCTGTTTAACAACAAAATAAACAGTATATCCAGTAAGATTAGCAGGTATACGATAAATCAATTCTGTTGCCTGCCTTCGGTATAATGTTATATCTATGTTTGTTGGTTTCATCATTTCACCGATCTTGATATTTCATACCATTTGTCCCGGAAATTCATAAATGTGATTGTACTTCCTGGTGTTAATTGAACATTCGTACTTCCGGTTAATTTTATTATACTGTTATTTGTAAAATTCACAGTAGTATAAGTTGATGGGTGGATTAAAAATGTTACAACCTGCCCGTGATAACCACTGATTGATGTTACATTTGGTGCATCCTGGTAACCGTAGATTACTACATACGGCGACTTTGTCGTTATATCAATAGTTACATCCTCCGCACCATAAGCAACTGAATCTACTTTGCTTATCAACTCCTTATTCAATGTAATTCTTTTGCTAAATACAACCGGCTCACCAAATGTTACATTATTCCAGTATGTATTTGTTCCGTAAAATGTATTATTACCATTAAAAGTATTATTTGAACTCAATCCAGCATAATTACTTCTTAAATATCTGAATCCAGGAATAGTATCTGTCTGTCCGCCCGTTGAACCATAATCAAATGCAAGATAAGAACCCCCATCGCTCCCAACATATCCAAGCGCTCTGTATGTCTGCGGATATGATCTCAATGCAATCTTCAATCTTGAACCAGCAATCATATCCTGAGTACCATAAACAGTTATATTACTGTTACCGTCAAACACAACCGGATTATTATAAAATGTACTGAATCCATTATAGAAATATGTACTATCTTCAAACCTAACCGTTCCATAACTCGCACTATTAAACAATGCACCATAAAAACTTGGTCTGGAATTAAATGTTATTGCTCCGTTTACAGTTGTAGTATTCCCTAAAGTCAGCGGTCCATTCAGATTTGTTGTGTTTGTAGAAGTCAAACCCCCTGCAAATGTTTTCCAACCCGTTATTGTCTGACTCTTGTTAATATAATTTATATTACTTTTCCCCAATGAATCTTCAATCTGATCAACAAGATTATCAAAAGATACTTTGTAATAATTTGTATCAGTCTGTGAAATCAAAAACAAATCCGTTGAATCAAGCACAGATTTTAAATTCAAAGAAGGCACAGTTATATTCGTCTGTGCACTTAGTTGAATTATTATTGCAATTACTATTAAAATTATTTTTTTCATTTTATCTCCTTATTCCCTTATTTCCTTATACCTTATACCTTATACCTCACTCCCCCTTATTCCCTTATTCCCCTTCCCCCTTATTCCCTTATACCTTATTTCCTTATACCTAATTTCCTAATTCCCTTATACCTCATCATTTATTCCTCCTCCCCCACCCGGCTGTTCCCTGAATATCTCCGGTCCCTTCTTTATGTAAATAGTATTTCCATCTTTATCCTTAATCGGTACACCACTCTTATTAACAAGAATACTCGTAAATGTTTCCTCAAGATACTGCACCGGCTCAACCGTCCTGAATACCACCGTGCAAGCATCATAATGAAATGGTTGCTCTAAATAAAATAACTTCACATCAACTATATGGCATTTTAATTTCAGCGAATTATCTTTATGCGGATAAAACCATACATCCTTCCCCAAATAACCATATATTTTCCAAAATATACTTCCCGGATTAGCATACTTAAACAAATGAATTGTCACCGAAAACTCTGCGTGTGGATTGTATTTCTTCAAAAAACTTCTGTTACCATTTACAATTGACTCAAATTCAACCTCATTCGGCTGTATATAATCCGGCTCCATATTCGAATGAAGCAGATCTACTGTCTCCGCTCCGTTTATTTCTTCAAATTTTGGATTTTGAATCCCGAATATCATTGCTTCACCTCAAATGTTCTGCTTTCCAAATCCATCCATACTTCAAATGCCCTGTGATTTATAATATCCAGATAAGTCAAATTTGCAAAACCGTACTCATATTCTATGTAATCATTCTCATAAGTATCCTGGTAACTGCCCACCATTGATGATATTGGTATATATTCCTCTGTCGGAATCGGACTTGTATCATAACTTATATGATAAGTCGGACTCGTTTTCCTTACCAATATCTTTAAATTACTTGGATACGGATACTCATAATTATTTATCGAACTTGTTACCCGGTTATGCTCTTCTAAATTTGTTTTTGTTGCCGACTTATAAGCATTCCTGCAAGTTCCCCCAACTATCGGTGCAAATAACTCAACTCCATAAACCTGTGATGGTGTATTGAAAACATTTGTTTTATTGTATTTAATCGTTACATAATCATTAAAATCATAATTGCTGTAACTTGCTTTTCTCATCAAACGATATGATTTACTTCCACCCCCTCCATTATAAACCAATTGCCATTTAAATATCTGCACCAATCTTTGAAATAATTCATATACAGTAATAATAGTTTCCCAATCATCACTCGTTGGCGTCTTTGTTGCATAAGCATAACCCAAAACTTTCATCATATTTAAATCAATCGCCATATTCCTTGCGTTTAAAGTCCTTGCGCCAAAACTAAATTGCGGATCTTCAACCGTCAATTCACATCCAATCATCTTAAACATTGCCTTTAATAACCACTCTATACTTACATTCGGTAAATAAGCATTGTCCCACTCGCAAAACTTTTCTAAATCAACATTCTTCGTTATGTAATGTGTATCATTTAATCCCCCCTGCGATGTAATATCAACAATTCCGCTTCCCGGCGCTCCCGTTGGCGGATATAATAATTCAATCGTATTCGCATCTACAACAGATACCTGATACTGATAATTGGTGTACAATCCCCCAGGGAGTACACCACTGCTTTTCAATACCACAATATCACCACTCGAAAACCCGTGCGATAATATTGTGATTCTGTTATTAGCAGGATTCACATTAAAATATCCAAATTGCTTTGCACCGCTCCAATTGCCCACATCCCTTATTTTCTCTTCTAATTCACTTGCTCTGACACTATAATTACTTAATTTATAAGCATAATGCTGAACGAATAAATTTCTGTAAGTATTGTATTCCTCCGTCTCGGATTTAGTTACATAACCCAACCAAACCGGCGTTCCATTCCAGAAAATTTCTACTTCATCCCCCTCACTTATCACTCCGGCATATTGATCAACCATCTTTATAGTAATTTGCTCACAAACCGGTTCACCTGTACGGTTATGATTAACCATCGGTATCCTGCTCATTCCAATAACATAACTGCTTTTATCAACATTATTTATTTTAATGCTATAACTCATCGAAATTCTTCCCCGCTCTGCTTAAACTATTCTGATGAGATATAACCTGACTTGCCAATGTCCTTCCATCCAAAGATAAATTAACCACTACCGGCGCACTCTTTCTCTTAACCGCTGTCATCGTACTTGCCTGAATAGATGAATTTATCTGCTTTAATAATTGCAAAATATTCGGAACCTGATTAGTTGGTGTAATATCAACCCTCTCACCGCTTTTAACTAATATCGGATAATTGTCACGGCTGTAACCTGGCGGTACACTAAAACTCCCCCCTGTTGCAAAACTTGGAAAACCTGTTATCGAAACCGCACCATTTTTATTTAAAATCGTTCCACCCTTTGCAAAAGCACCATAAGCAACTGTAGAACTTATATTCAATAAATTCCCGATCGAATTTATTAAACCCAAAATCTCCGCTGCCGTTTCAACTCCACTTATTAACTTCCCTACAAATGTATCCGCTGTAATATTAAATATTGATCTAACTCTCTGCGCTACATCAACAGCATTATTAAATTTATTATTAAATTCCTCCGCCCACTCATCAGCCCATTGCTTAACTAAATCCTCAACCTTGGTTCCCTCGTTCGAAATGCTCTCATACATCTGAAAACCCATTTGAGATAAATCAGGTGCAGCCATCAATCCCGGTAAATAACCTTTTTCAAAATCCCGCATATAAACCTTGCCCAAATCAGTCGGCAACTTTCTTTCTTTTTCTTTTTTCTTTTTCTCTTTTGGCTCACTCCCAACAATCCCACCAATAGCACTTAAAACCTGACTTTTTGCATCTTCTAAAGAACTTACCCCAAACCCACCAAACCCTTGTAAAGATGATTTTAATTCATTTGCTTTTTCCTTTCTCCATTTATCCAATTGCATTAACTGATCAACAGGAACCCATAAATCACTAAATGCCCTTTTACCGCTAATTACCTCAGATAAAACTCTAACAGAATAAATAATTTGATTTATAGTTTCTAAAAATGTATTCCATATTGGTAATATATTTTCTCCCAAACTTTCCTGAGTATTTTCAAGTTCTTTTCTCAACCTGATTAAAGCATCTACCTGACTATCCGTTTGTAATTTTCCCTCACCAGCAAATATTCCAAACTGCTCAATCAACTGATTCACCTTCTGTAAAGGACTTGCAGTTTCATCTAATTGTATTCCATATCTTGATAAAGCATTTGTCCCGGATACAATACTCTTTATCGTTAGCTCCGATGCCTCAACCAAATCCATATCCTTCGCCGCAGCAAAATCCATTACCGCCTCGGTAATCCGCTTCAACATTCCTTCTTCTTTTACATATGCACCTATCCTCGCCATTGCACCTTTAATTTCTTCATCACCATATCTACTGCTTAACTCCATCTGATCAATCCAATCTTTTGTCGCATCACTTAATTTTCCAACCGCTCTCTCAAGTTTCTCCAAAGTCCTCTGCGATTCAATAAATTTATCCATCGAATCCTTCGCAAATGCCAGAACCCCCAGCGATCCCGCCAACTTGGTAATACTCGAACCAACCAAATCAAAAGATTGCTTCATCCTTTTCGATGCTTCTAAAGTGCGTTTCTCCGCCTGATCAAGCGTCTTAAAATACGCTTTACCATCTGCATCAAACTCGGCAATAAATACTCTTTGCTTAGCCATTTAAATATTCCTCTTTCAATCTTCTTCTCTTTGCCCGCTCACTCTCATATTCAAGTTTGCCGCTTAATTTCAAATTTGTCATATTAAAGGATTGTTCTAAAAGCATCTCGTAATGCCTTGTTGTTATTTTATGAATGTCAATTCCCGGAAAGGTGCTGAGTATCAGCGCATCTGCTACTTCGTTTGAGATCCTGCTTCTTTTTTTTTGATCGCAATATTACCAGCTTTCTTCAACCATTTATATAATGCCGGCTGTTCTTTAGCCCATTCTGCAAGTTTTTTCTGTGTAACCCCCAGTTCACTCGTAATCATCTCATCAAATATTTCTTCTGGTCTTTCCAATTCACTTATCAATTCATTCAACTCTTTAATCATCTTTTCATCAACCAATTTCTTAAAATCCTCAAACGATATTCCCGGATTAGCAATCTTAAATGATGCATAAACCAACTTCGCAACCTCTTCCGGATTACTCATTATATATATTCCTACCTCAACATCGCTGTAAACCTTATCCATTTCCAGCCTCAACAATGCAAACCTGTCCATATCATCTTGCACATTATCACTTATAAACTTAATCCGGCTCGCTCTAATCAGGTTTTGATAATGCAGAAAGTTTACATCCTCCCTGTTTCTTTCAGAGAATGTATATTCCTTCCCATCTAATAATTCATAACTAAATGTTTTTCTCTGCATATTAGTTATCCGAATTATCTACTCTTGTTAATGCCCCGGCTCCCTCAAAATTAAATGGTACGGTTACCACATCTTCCCCTTCGATAGGAGTGTTTACACCAATATTTATAATTATTGCTTCACCCTTCCAATAAACCTCATCTCCAGGTGTATCCTCAGCAACCAATGCCATACTTACCTGCGTGTTTATGTGCAACCCCCACTCGCCAGCCCTTAATATTGCCTCCGCACTACCATTCCAACTATATCTTTTACCTGGTACTTTATCTCTTGCATCTCCGCTGCTGCAATCGCTTATATCTAACGCACCCCCACTAATCGTTAACTGCCAGTTTTTTATTTTAACTTCGGTTAATGATCCATAAGCCGTTCCGCTTGGACCTATTTTCATTGTACCGTTTTTACCGGTTATTACGCCTGTTAGCATTTTATTCTCTCCTAATAATTGTTATTATCTGGTTCCCATTTTTCCTGATACAAATGCTCAACTATGAATCCAAATTTTGCATACCCTCTTTCACTGTCATTCTCTCTCGTAATATCTATCTCCGTATCACTCGGAAGTATTCTTATTCCGGTATCGTTAAGCACTGTATTTAACTGTTCTTCATTATCATATAATGCCTTTTCCACATCAGCAAGTATATCACACAAATTTTTATAAACATTCTTACCGCTGTAAGCAATCAATATTTCATATTTTATTTGACTCAAACTCCCGGTTATTCTCTCACTTCCTGTATCTCTTAAATTCAAATCATAAGTTTCTTTGTGCGGAATTATTTGCGTCCCCCAAACAGAAACATATTGCCCGGTATTTGTTCTGTAACCATTCGCAATGGATATATTCTGCAACCATTCCGCTATTGTCCTTGTTATTTTTTCCCGTCTCGTCATATCAAACTCAAATCAATTACCGCCCAACTATCGCTTCTCAATCTCTTTGCCTCAATATTGTATTTCACTCCCTTTATTTCCATCATATCATCCTGCTTAACATCCTCAACATCACTCGCTTTACAATAACAATAATGCTTATATGCTTCCCGCCTCTGATCCAACATTTCCTCACCAATATAATCCGTTAAAAACACCACCCGGATATACTTAATCCTCGTATCTGTCGTTACTTTAGCCTCTTCCGACATCTCACTATTCAATATCTCATCCATTGAATCAGCAGGTATAAACATTATTTTTTCTTCTTTTTAATTATCAAAGATGATTCTTCACCAGCATTCCCTTCTTTCACTTCTTCATTCTGAACTTCTTCCTGCCACTTATCAATCGCCCCCACCATTTTTAAATTCAAAAAATCCTCTGACTTCTCATCCAATTCAATCACTTCCCCTTCTTTAATATCTTTGCCTTTATATCTTACATTTTTAATTACTAAATACTTCATTATTAACCTCCAAATTTTAACCCCCTTATACCTTATACCTTTTACCTTATTTCCTTATTCCCTTATACCTAAAAACCGGTGCGATGCAGGGGGAATACATCGCACCACTCAGGAAGTGCCTTCAATTATGAAGAAGGCATATTATTACCATATGCAAATGCCTGCGGATATCTTACAATAACATCCAATAACTGATCCGCAGTTACTCTAACCAATCCACTTGTTGCCTGTGTATATGGATCTATTATAACATCCAATGCACCCCACATCGGCACAATTATCTGTGTCCAGTCACCAAAGAAAACATCTCCGGCTGTTACAATATTAGATGTACGCATCTCGTAACCATTTACCTGATTATTTTCACAAATAAATACTGGCTGACCGGATACTTTCGGAGTTGATTTTAACACACCTCTGTGTGCTCTGCGTGTAACAAAGTACATTGACCGGTCATCACTGAAATTATCATCAACACTTGTTTCAAACTGAACAAATTTTGCCCAGGATGGTGTTGTCAGATCAATTGTAGTCGGTAAACCAGATGTATTCTTTAATCCGGTTGGCTGTCCTGACGCACCACTACCATTCAAAACTGCATTCTGAATACCTACTGCAATGCTTTGTACAAGATCATTAATAAATACTCTTTCAGCAGGTGGATCACTTTGAATAAGTAACTGCTTCGAAATATCAATAAATCTTCCACCTCTTTTGGGACTTGCAACCTTTACACCTGTTGAAGGACTGCCCTCAGCCAATGTAGCGTTTTCACTTGCCGCCCATCCATATCCAGCACTGCCAGTTAATACGGGAATTCTTACATCTTGCTGTCTGTTTGGAAGCAATGTAATATTATCAAGCACGAGTTTACTATATAGGTAATCAATAAACATTGATCCAAGATGCTCTGTACCAACCAATTCAGCACCGGAACCTGTACCTGTTGCCTGCAAATCTCTCTGGAAAAACTTGGGAAGCAGAATATCATAAGGAACTGCTATTCCTTCAATCTTTGCACCGCTTCTCTTTATATATTCATCAGAAACTTCTTTCTCAAAAGAGTTCTGACCCTTATACATAGCACGCAAACCATTAACAATATTATATTCCTTGAGCTCCTTTTCAGTCAAACCAAAAACAGGTTTTCCAAATGATGCAGTGCTTTTCTGGCGCTCCATAATGTAATCTGCAAATTCACGCTCGCTCTTGCCACCGTGTATATACAACTGAGCAGTTTCTTTTAAATTTTCCCCCTGAACCTTCCCGTCGAAAGTTTCTGCTAATTTATTTATTGCAGCTACTCTCAATTCTTCGGTTATTCCATCCATTTTAGTCTCCTTATTTAATGTTATTTTAATGTTTGTTTTAGTTTCATTTTTGGTTTCAACTTCTTCCGGCTTATCTCTTGTCTTATTCTCATCTCCCCCAACCTCACCTTCACTTATACCCTTATTCCTTATTCCCTCATTCACTATCTCCTCTTCCCTTATTTCCTTATATCTTATACCTTCATCCTCTTCGTTCTCTTCCACATCCAAATCAATCATTTCTCTGAACTTCGCAAGTTCATCGGCACCAATCGGCACCAAACTGTCCTCAAAAACCTTCGATCTTAATCTTATAACCAAAGGAAGTTCATCCGGATAATTATTTTCATAAATTTTTCCATTCACCTCCTTCTTCTGACCGGGTTTTATTTCAACAGATTCATCTTTAAATACCCGATAACCGATTGATGTTGCCGATAAATGACCCTCTTTAACTAATTGGAATTCCTTCTCAGCGGTAGAAGAAAATACAAAATCAGCAACAATTATTTTTCCTAATACCTTATCAACTTCTATTCTTGCATTAATAACCGAACCTTTAATATCTGATACGGTAAACCTGGAATGTGTATCAAGCAAAGGGATTCTCTCTGGTACTTCTATACCATCAATAAGAAGGATCTCTCTAATCATCCGCCAGTTATACCAATCCATTACAATTGCAGGTAATTCAGTCGTAAGCACTCCAGTGACTGTCCTGGTTTCTTCATTCAAAGATTGAATTGGTGCTTCTCTACTGTAATAATATTTGTAAATTGGATTTTTTTTCTTTAACTTATTCATATCATCTCCAAATGTTTTAGTAAATGTTTTCCATTACCATTACTTCCTGAGTCCACTGCATTATTCACCTGCTTTTTATCTTTTCCAATTCCTAATTCACTCTCCAATTGCTTAATCTCTTTTAACTTAACCAACTCCATCTTTCTTCTTCTTACATAATCCTCAAAATCAACACCCATCTCAGCCATTACATCAGTCAATGTTGTTAAGTTGTTATTAACCGCATTTACTTTTGCCTCAACATCCGCTCTCGGATCAACCCAATCCCACCTTCTACCAATAAACTCCGGCTTATTGGCTCTCTCATAATTCGCAAAAGATACATTTATCGCACCCCCCAGCATTCCATATTTCAAAAACTCAGCAAAGATTTCTAATAAAACCCCATCAACAAAACTTCCCTGCTCATCTTTCCAATTATCTCTCTCATCAAGCAAACCGCTTCTCATCGAACTGAAATTAACTGCCTCTAAATTCCCAACCCAATTTGCATAAGCAACCCCCAGACCCGTTGCTGCTTTTCTCAATATCTCTTTAACAAAACTGCCATATTCCCCATTCGGATAACTTGGATCCCAACCTTTAAACTCTAAACCAGGGGGCAATTGCTCAATCTCACCATAAGAAAATGATCTGATTACATTTCCTTGTTCATCAACAGCATCACCTTCATAAGACTTAGTTAAAGGCACACCCTGCTGAGTCTGAATAAATCCCATCTTACTTGCGCCACCCCTTGCATTTATTATCGCTGCCTTTTCATAACCTTGCAAATCGTGCATTGTCAATAAAGATGTCGCAATAGCAGGATAACCAACTACCTGATTTGGAAAATCCTTAGAAAAGAAATGTATTATCTCTTCCGCCGGTATTCTTACAGATTGCCTCGAATAATCATACATATAAGCAAAACTTAATTCATATTCCGGTTTGTTTGCTTTAATCCAATATGCTACTCTCCGGTTGGATTCATTAAACTCAACCCCCATTATCACTACATTGCCATTACTCAAAGTACTATTATAAGCAATATCCAATTGCTCAATATTCAGAAGCTCTATTGCAAAACTGAATTTATTAATATTACTTCCGTAATGTTTCTTAATCAGAATATTTCCATCACGCTTCCACTGCTTTACCATTATCTTTTGTAATTCAGCAAAACTATTTTCCTGTTTGAAATCACAATACTCTTTCTTGCACCATTCATCCCACGCTTCCTCAACTAAACTATTTAACTGATCATCCGGCTCATTGTTTTTTACAGCACGGTTTTGCAACTTAAATCCACCAGGACCAGCAATATTCGTTACACATCTTTTCAAATAACCTTTTATATAATCATTATTAACCGCCAAATCCCTCGATCTCGAAAGCAGTGTTCTAAACTCACCCTTCAATGCCTTATTGATTGACTCCAAATCAGTCAACCAATCCATCGTCAACCTGTTAGAAGTAGCACCCTGAAAATATCTTAAATAAATTTTCTGATACTGCTTCTCAGCAAAACTTCTAACAAAAGGAATACTAAATAATATTTTATAAAACAATTTATTCATTAGTAAACCTTATCAATATTCTTCGTCCCCCCTGATTACCATTCATCCCTGCTTTATATCTATAATAATCTGCAAGCCGTTCCAGTTTCTCAATATCTTTATAATTATAAGTCATTCCCTCAACAGAAACAGAATCCATAGTTTTTTCAGCAAGCGACAACAAAACCGTTTCTATCTTCTCAACCATTTTCTGATAAAATGATCTCGTATCAGCAGAAGTATTTATATCACCTTGAACATATACAACAACAGAAGCATAAGGATAAATAATCTCATTATCGGTTAAAGACTTTGCAAAAACATTTACATTATAATACCCCCCTGCTAACTGTGCCGTTTGTTCAGGAGTTAAAGCAAGCAAATGCCCGTTATTCGAAGAAGTTTCAAAAGATTTTGGAGAAGTGTCATTAATTGATCGGAATAAATAGATAAGTTTATACTCAGAAGCAGAATAAACATCCTCCGGCTCAAGAATTTCCCATCTTGTCCCGGCAATTAGTTGTTTATTAAGTGATGCTTTTTCGATTGCAAACATTTTCATCCCATTTTCTGGGACAAAAATATTCAATCAACTCAAGCGTATTTAATACCCATTATGTACCCACATTGGGCACTATATCTGTTTTTAATCTGTTCTATCAGTGGTTAAATTTTTAATTAAGGTAGGTAACAACTGATAAAGAAGAATGATTTGTTTAGAAGGCTTCCTGATTCCCCGCTCATATTCGCTTATTCTTGCCTGCCCGGATAATCCAAACAACCGGGCAAGCTCTTTCTGAGAGAGATTATACTTCTCTCTCAGATTTTTTAAATCCCTTGGATTCAATTCAGACTAGCTCCTAAATCGTTTTAACGGCTCTAAACCGCTATCAACAGCTTGCTCAAATTGAGCAAATAATCTTAATTTTAATTCATTTTTGCTTTCTTCTAAAATCCGTGCTGCAGCAGTTTCAACATATTGATATTTTTCAACTTTTCCTTCGGGATTCGGCAATGATGGAATGTATTTTCCATCTTCCATATAAATTTCGCCTATATATACATCCGCAAAATAAACGGAAAAATGTTTGTTATCCGAAGATATTGTTTTTAACCAGCTTTTTAACATTTTTTTTACCCTTTCAAATTTTGTTTAACTTACATCTCAAATATAATACGCAAAGCGTATCTTGTCAATACCATTTATCACAAATATTTACCATTTATCCTTAAAATTAACCAAATTTTGTTAAAATTTTACTTATGTGCAACTTTTACACTTTTCTTTGCCGGCGTGATCTTTACTGGCACTTTCGGAGTAGGCATAGCAATCAACTCAACCTGGTGCAACACCATATTCACAATATCTCTATTCTTTTTCCGCATCTTCACAGCACATTCATTAACCGCAACAAAATTTTCCTGCTCAAGCATAACCAACCTTCCATCCAAATACATCTCCAGCAATTGATTGCATATTTGAGTAAGCGATAATGGATTGTTTTTATATTCGTCGGACTCCATATAACGGTCCGCAATGCCTCTGTTAAGGCGTATTCTTGTATCTTCCATTCTTCACCAATTAGTTATTTTGTTAATAAAAGGTTTTACTTTAGTCACTTTCATAGTCGGTTTATTTAATAATGTCTGTGGCTCCGGCAGAGATTTTTCATTCTCAACATTCTTGTTTTTCCTTGCATCAATATTTTCCTTCAACTTCTGCCAATTAGGATTCTGTATCTTAGCCATAATCCGGTTATATACCATAAGATCAAGTGCCTCATTCCTTAAACCACTTTTCTTCTTAACATACACAATATATTCCACACTCCCGGAAGTCCGTTTAACACCGTGCTCACTTGTCAACTGTTCAACAAACTCAAGATCGCAAATGCTCTCATCAAGATGAATATACTTAGGCAATGGTTCACCATCATAATTTTCAGGTCTCGGCATCTTAAGGAGACTAAACATACTTTGCTTTTCCAAATTAACTCCCAGCCGTAAATACTTACTTCTCTTCTCTTCAATTACACTATATTTTTGTGGTATTATCTCAGCAAACGGATTTCTTGCCCCTTTTATCGCCCACCAATTCCTGGTAAATTCAAACCCCCTGCAAAAAGCATAAACCTCATCGGACAAAAAACTACTATCTATTCCGGCAGCAACTATCTTCAACTCAACCCCATCAGTTCTTTTCCAGGTATTCAGCAAAACCTTCTCTAATTGCGCCCACGGCGATCCGTTTATATGTTTCGGTAATCTTGGATCTCCTGGCAACTTAAACTTATTCAGTATCCAGCACTCGTAATTCATTCCATAGCCCCAAACCTGCGCTTCAATACGGTCATCCTGCACATCTGCACTTGCAATCAACATCAGCACAGAAGATGGACATTCATACGGCTTTGATGGATCAAGATACTGCTCTACCTTTTGTAAAATCTCATCTTCAAGTAATTCAACAACAGTATCAGGTTTGTAAGGCAATCCCAAATACAAATTTGTAAATGCCTGCATCTTCTCTTCCTCCCCCTGCGCCTCAATATATGCCTTACAAATATTCCTGAGAGAAGAAAAGGGACTCGTAAACCGGTTAAAGAAAAAAGACCTGTGATAAATCCTATCAGGAAACTTTGCAACCCACTTTCCTTTAGGAATAATCATCTGCCTTTCACCCTCATTTATCTCGTGCGAACAATATTTACAAATAATTACTGCCGTTTCCGGCTTATCAGAATTCGGAATCCTTTTCCCAAAAGCATCGGTTTCATATTCCCACTTTAACTGAGATATTTCAAACAATTGATATTCTTCGCATTTAGGACACGGAATATGCCATTCCTCCATCGTGCCTTTGTTATAGTATTTTTCAATCCTACTTCCCCCAGCAATAGATGGAGTAGATGCGCGGAAAAACTTTCTTATTCCCTCGTAAGTTTCGGCTGCTCTTTCCGCCCTTGCAATAAAATCACCTTCTTTTGTAGAACCAATTTCAATAGCATCAATATCGTCTGCAAAAATGTATGGTGCAGTAAATCCTCTTAATCCCCCTGGAGAATTAGCCCCGACCATTGCAATAGTTCCCCCAACAAAAGACTTAGACAAAATAGTATTATCAGAATCCCGGCTTTTCTTTTTCGACACTAACTTTTTAATCTCCGGAGAATCCTCAATCATTGGCTCCAACCTCGTTTTAGAAAATCTTCTCGCAAAATCCAAAGTCGGCAACACCAATAATATATTCGATGGCTGCACTTTGATTATGTAAGCAATAATATTTTCCATTATTGTAGTCTTTGCCCACTGTGCACTGCCCATTATCGTTATCTCTTCCACATTCGGATCATTGAAAGAATCCATTATTTCCTTTGCAAACGGTGTCCTGGATACTCTATAAGCACCCCCTTCTCTATTGGATGTAGGTAATATTCTATATTTTTCTGCACATTCGGTTACAGTAATCCGTTCCGGCGGTTCAAAACACCGCAACATTACCTTAATCAACTCTTTGATATTACTCTTCATCTTCACCCGGTATCTGTTCTTCAAAATAGCTCAACGGAGTTTGACTTATCGTTTTTAATAATTCATCAATTTCAGCATTTATAATTGCAAGCGTATTTGCATCGCCGGTTAGTTTTTTATTTAATCTCGGTCCCAATGCCTTTATATTTTGCACAATTAACTTTAAAAAAACAGTGTTTGTTATCTCTACTGTTTCTCTGTCTAACAAATTCCTTTTCTTTACCTCAAGGTCAAGCGCCTTTTCCTCATTCCTTAATTTTTGATATTCTTGTTGCAACTGGTAAAGAGTAGCATCACCCTTTTCGAGTTCTTTTATTTTTTCTTCAAGTTTACCAATTCTCCACCTTGCACATAGGACAATATTGTATTTTCCTCTTTCCTCTTTGGGCATTCCTTCATATTGAGCCCAATGTTGTATTGTCCGTATGTCACGGTAAAAATATTTAGCTAAACTCTCAGCATCTACTATTAAACTCATAACGCAATACCTTGTTTTTTAATCACTAACTGAGCAAATTCGGCGGGCACTGTACTCGATTATTAAAATGCTCAGGAAGTACCTTTCAAATATTTCAATGCCCGGTCGTATTCGATGGCATATCTTTCTTCGAATATTCTTCTTATTTCATTTCTTGCTTCTTCTGATGTAATAACCCAAACCGATGGACCGTATAAATGTTCTATTGGATATTTTTCTTTGCCCTTTCTTTTGAACACGCCTGTATAATTTGTTTTTTTAATTGTTTGTATGAACGCAGATTTGATATGTTTTCTCCCACCCCCTACATAATAAGAATAAGTAACACCCTTACTTGTTTGTTTAGCATTAAATTTAATAAGCGGAATTGGCTTGTCTGTTATTTCGAGTTTACCTTTGGGATTTGCGTATGAAGCTGCTATAATCCGCAAAAATTTATCCAAGTCACTTTTCTTTATTTTATATTTTGCCCGGATAAATTTGGATATCGCAGTCCGTGTGGATTTAATTGCTTTGTTAATTGCCATCACTTTTGCTTTTTCTGCAATATTTATTTGTTTTTTAATTGCATCTTTAATGCTTTTCTCAATTTTTATTTGCCCCATATTACCTCCGGTAGTTAGTGGGTAGTAAGTAATTTTATTATATAAAAATTTACTTACTACACTAAATGTTTTGAAATTTGCTTATATTCTTAATTTTTATGCTAAATGTAGTAAGTAGTAAGTGTAGTAAGTAGTTTTCATATACAGCCAAATTTATCAGCAATGTTTTTTATAAAAATATTAAATTATACTTACTACACTTACTACATTAATTATAATTATAATAAATATAAAGAGTTAAGTTGTAGTAAGTAAGATTTTACTTTTCTTACTACATACTTACTACTTACTACATTATTTTATTTATCATAATATCTATTTATAAAAACTTACAAAAAACATTTAATAAATAACTTTAATTAAAAAATATCAGGTTTTTCCCAATTCTCTGTGGATATTTTCTCTTTCACAACCCAAAAATATTGTGCCTTGCCGTTTATTCTTTTACTCGTTCTTTTGAAACCTAATCTTGCCAAAGCCAACCCAATATTCTTAATAACCGTATTATTCACATTCACATTATTATCCTTCGCTAATTTAACTGCTATATCGGTTGCCGTAACATATTTCAGTAACGATCCTTCGTAATCATCTTCCGGAACTTCGTAATATTTAGTAAGCAATTCATACTCAAAAGTATGCAATTGATGTGCTTCATTTATTTCTTCAATCTCATTTAATTCGTTTGCATCCAACCAATACCTGAATCCATCCCGGTAATGCTGTAAGCCCTGAGCAAACATTTTATCAACCGGAAAATCATTATCAAGTACAACACGATCTATTTCAACCACGAAAAATCTGCGTGAACCGGTATCATCCTTTAAAAATTCTTTATTATTTTGAGTTCCACAAAAAGAAACTCTTCTCTTTAACCTAACATCTGCTCTGGCAAAAGCCGGACGAACAACTATTCTCGGTTGTGTAATCTTGGCTTTGACGATCTCAATGTCTGTCTTAGTGTAACTTGCCATTTCTTCCATTGACATTATAATCTTTGTTCCCATTCTTCTCTCGTTATCCTTATCGTGAAAATTGAAACTTCCTGAGTAGAAATAATCGTTCCGAAATTGTTTGGGAAGAATGTGTTCAAAAAAAGTTGTTTTGTATTTACCCTGACCAGATACAAGAACAAAACATATCTGGTTTATCTTATACATTGATATTTCATCATCATAAATGGAAACAACTAATCCAACGAACCATTTGCGAAAGCCCTCAACCAAATAGTTTCTCAGGGATTCATTCTTTAGATATATTTGATCACAAAACTCCCGAATATAATCCTTGCCCTCAACGGATATTAACCTTCCATCATCGTACTTAAATTTTGATTTACACGGTTCTAAGCTATCAAAATATTCTCTGAATGGATGATAAGATGTAGATACATACTTGGAATAAACCAGGTCACGGAGATCATCTATTGAAAGTTTTAATCCTCTCAAAGCCAATTCCATTCTTATATTGCGAATGTCCCTATCCTGGATTATTCTAAATTCTCCCCCACCCTTAACCTTAAATTCCAAGTCTGCGGTTACAACATTGAATTTAAATTTATACCGGTCATTAACATATCGTATCGCATCAGAGATTTTTTGAACAGTCTTATCTGCTACAATTGGCTCAGGCAGTTGAGTAGCATTGTTAATCGCATCAACTATTTTCTTAGCCATTATTTTTTAACTCTGTGGAAAAGTAATTCTGTTTTGAATATATCTATGATTGTTTTGATCTGGTTATTTATTTCTTTTGCTTGCCCAATGTATTCCGGATTATTTTGTATTTTTGATATGTTCTGGTTCAGAATATCAATAAGCGTTTCTTTGTTTTGAAGCTGAACTGGCAATAAACTTGTCTTCGGTTCTTCAATCTTTTCGAACTCGTCCAGCTTTCTGTTAACCGCTGTTATTGGCACTTTAATCCATTGCCGATCAGTTACAATTGTAACAATGTTATTTTCTATATTAAACGAAAGCACATTATGCACAACTGCATTGTACATATATTTTTTCCCGCACATTGCGGTTAATCTCTGCTCAAGTGTTTCTTTCATTTTTATTCCACCTTTCTTATTACTCTATTTAATAATAATTGTTTTCTCTTCAATTCAATCAACTCCGGATTTTCTTTAATAAATCTGTATTTTTCATCATTATACTTCCCGGATAATCCGAAGCATCTCGCCACTATAAAACCATCATTCAATCGAACTGCCGGATGATCTTTTGAATTTCTTTTGCAGTTTTCTGCCTTGTCAATTAACTCCAGATTTTCAATAACACAATTCAATGAATTGTGATCCTTAAATACCACCAACATTCCCGGCGGAATATCACCGTTATACTGCCTCCACAAATATCTGTGAAGCAACTCCCATTTATTATCCGCCAATTTGATAAATAAATATTTTTGAACCCCACCATCTTTTAATCTTTTCTTTCTCAACGAAACGCTATAAAGTGTTTTAGTGTTTTTCGGTTTTTGTCCTTTTTTAAATTCGGTCCGGATACTGCATCTATAGTAGATGCCCTTATTCCAGGGGGTTTGTCCTTTCTTAAATCTGGTTGATTCGATAATTGCTTTTCTTATCTCTTCAGGAAGTTTAAGCCCTAACTTATCTGCTTTGCACTTAACAGAATTCCTACTTCTTCCCAATGCTATTGCTATTTCAGGAAAAGTTATTTTCCCGAAATTTATTTTAAGAAATGAAATTTCTGCTTCGGTCCAATATTTTCTTTTATGTTCTATCATTTATTAAACTCATAAAATAATCTTGCGTAATCCGATTTATCATTTTTCCAATGATAAAACGGACTTTTACTTTTACCATTATTCTTTTTAATGTTCAATTCATAATCCCAAATATCAATCTTGTTTCTTCTGAGAGAAGCTGAAAAAGAGTCAAAACCAACCCCATACTTTTCGCAAATCTGCCTTCGTGTCATCTTTTTCTTTTTATAAATTTCCCTTAATTCCTCAAAAGATTTTCCGTGAGATTTTCTCATATTGCCCTCGCATAATCTGAAATATCTTTATAGTTTTTAAGATAAATGTCATCATAAGAAATTGAATTGCTATCTAATATTTTGTGCAAAGCATCTCTTAACTGCTCGCCAGCTTCATCATTATCAACAAAAATCTGAACACGCAATCCCTTCATCTTCTTAAACCATTTCATTGATGGTATATTCCCAACTCCAGGAATAGCAACTGCAAAAAAGCCTTCCTGCGACAGAACCATTGCATCGAATTCTCCCTCTACTATAAATAAACGGTCACCATTTACTAATCCATCAAGTATATCTGAGTTAAATAATCGTTTTGCAGTGTTAACCCCCAATAAATCATTTCTTAATCCAATGTATTTTGGACCACCGGCGATTTCAGTCTCACCATTATCAAAATATCTTGCTCTCAAATAAACTATTTCATTTTTGAATAAATAAGGAATTATTATTCTGTGCTTAGCTAAAATTAAATTTCCCTTTTCATTCATAACTCCAGATGCTTTTAATTCATCCATCTGAAATTTTTTCTTCAAGTGATTATTCAGCTCGAAGTAATTTTCGATATAAAAAACTTTGAACTTATTCAAAGTCTCTTCACTTAACATTCTCGACTTCATATATTTGCTGAAAGAATCCGCCTGGGAATATTTCAAACAGTAGTTATACATTTCAGCAAAAATCTTTTTATTATTTTCCAATCTCGATTTTTTAACTTCCATCAATGCAAATTCTTCAGAAGAAACTGCAGATATTTCCTCGAACAAATATTTTTCGTGCTCGAGAAGGCAATCAATTATATTTTTTTTCTGTTCTAATTGTGGCGGATCTACTTTTTCTCTTTCAATATTACTTCCCCCAACCATTCTAAATAAATCATCTATTGCCTGAGCGGTTGTAAGCCGGTAGTAATCTTTGTAAAACCTTATTACATCGCCCCCCTGAGAAGTAGCATAACAGAAGTAACCATCATCATATATCTTCAATGATGGAGTGCTCTCTTTTTTATAAATGCTGTAAATAAATCCGCTTCTGTTCGGATACAAATTCATTTTCCTTAGTAACTCCGGCATTCTGAGATGTTGCTTGATGTAGGTAATCTTATCCATTTTCTTCTTCTTTAATCAACCACTGAAAAACATCATCCCCCAGTTTATTTTTCAATCGGTATAAATCCCGGTAAAGCAATGCGGAATAAGATGTCATCAAACCTGCAACAACAAAAAGAATGAAGAAAATAATACCCGTTAAAACTTCCATTTTCCCTCCTGAGTTTGTTAATATTCAAGCCCGCAGTCATAGCAAATGCTAAGTCCTGCTGCGTGAACTATATTTTTGTGGTCGCATTCTGCGACCGGTATTAGTTGTCTTTTATTATTCCGGAAGCGGTTGTATTGAAGTAATTGAAACTCATCAAAAAGATTATGATCTTTCAGGAAATAATAAACCTGAAGTGTTTTTGCTTTATCTTCTATGATCTGGTCAAGATCGTCAAATAATCTGTTCATAGTTACCTCAGGCTTTCATAAATATCTTTCAGCCAATTAAACTGATGTGGAGTTATATACTTTCCCTTCTCATAAGCATTCTTAACAGTGTCAAAAAATTCTCTTTCTTTCTCTGTTAGAATTGCCCGTTTTTCACCGATCTTATTAAGATATTTTGCCAGAAACTTTTCCCGGAAGTTTGTCATTTCTTTCCCTCCTCGGTGGTTTTACTTGTTTAATGTCTGTTAATTCAGCTTTGCCAAAAGTCCGGAGATATTTATACCGCACTCTTAAAGAAGCGATATAGATATTCGGTGCTCGTGTGTAACCAATTTCCCCATTACAACAATATTTAAATATGGGCATTGACATTTTTCATTTCAGTCAATTCATCATAAACACTTTCAAAAGCACT